GACAACCTCAATAGTTTAGTTGACGGAGTTGCACAATTCGTACAGGTGGTAGCAGCGCGGGACAAGGACAACAGAGCAGTGATTGCAAAGTTGTACGCTGAGAATTTCCAAATGAACCAAGAGATTAAAGACCTGAAGGAGAAGAACGATGGACCCATTACTTAAAGCACAGCAGGAAGCCAAGCTGCCGGTGATCTACTGCGACCCGACCGAACTGCAAGGCTTCATCTTTGGGGTGTACGACGCAATTACCGTCGGTAAGAAATCTGACAGATACACGTTCGCACTGTACGCCGAGCCGCCACAGTTGCAGCAGAATCAGATGCTGATCGAACCCGCGTTGCTGGAGAAGCTGGGCTATGTGCCGAGGGAGAAGTGATGCAGTGGATTCCTGACTTCCATCGCAAGAACGAGATACGGTTGCGCTACACTGAGAAGGCGTACAAGCGTGGCATGAGCATGGGGATTGCGCTAGGCGTGTTCATTTGCATCAGCCTGTTCATGATTTTCAACATACTGAAATTGGTACTCACATGAAACCGTTCGTTATGGATCACACCGGTAGGAAGTGTGTTGGTATCGTTTGGGAATACAACGATTGGTGGTTTGTCGGGGATGATGGCGTAAAGAGTTCAGGCGCTGCCCCTGCTGCATACGACATTGCTATCTTGCACAGCAATCTCAAAACAAACCTGACCCAGCGCAACGTCCGGTATTTTTGGGCGCAAATGCGGCGGTGGTACTGGGACATACTGCACGATTTGTTGTTTTATATTCTTCATCGTATGCGCCCGCGCTATCCGCATATTCTGCATGCACGAACTACAGAAGGTGTTAGAACAATGACTCCCGAAGCCAAAGTAAAGAAGAAGGTGCGCGACCTGCTCAAACGGTTGGGCGCTTACTACGTCATGCCTGTTACAAGCGGGTATGGCAACTCGGGCGCACCGGACTTCATCGTCTGCTACAACGGACGTTTCTTTGGCATCGAGTGCAAGGCTGGCAAGAACACGACAACCGCTCTCCAAGACCGCAACCTGCAACAGATCGAAGAGGCAGGGGGCAGAGCAACAGTGATCAGCGAAGCAAACGTAGAGCAACTTGAGGAGTGGCTAAATGGATGAAGAAGAATTCAAAACGGAATACGCCAACAAGCTGGCAACAATGATTGATGACTGTATGTGGGGTGAAGACGGCAACCAAGCAATCATCATCTTCAGTAACGCCAAGCACTCTATGGTGCATGTGTATTCAGTCAACGCAACAGCAGACGACGCGGAGCAAATGGTTATGAGCGCAGCAAGTTTCTACATTGATAACCGCAAGACGGAAGGCAGGGTGTTCCACTGATGGGCGCTCCTTACAAACGGATCATGGTGCTGGACTTTGAAACTGCATGGGATCGCAGCGAGTACACGCTATCGAAGATGACAACCGAGCAGTACATACGCGACCCGCGCTTCAAGGCATGGGGCGCTGCGTTCAAGTACTTGGATGAATACGATGGGCCGACATGGATACCGGGCGGACACCTGCAAACGTTCTTTGACGGGGTGGACTGGTCAACGACAGCGGTGTTAGCGCACAACGCGCAGTTCGATGTGTCGATTCTGTCGTGGGTATACAAGCATCACCCCTGCTTTATTTTTGACTCGCTCAGCATGGCGCGAGCGTTGCGTGGGGTGGAGGTGGGTAACAGTCTAGCCAAGCTTGCCGCTGCATTTAATCTGCCGCCCAAGGGCGATGCGGTGCACAGCAGCAACGGATACCTTGACGAGTTACCACACGACATCATGCTTGAGTTGGTTGAGTACTGTAAGCATGACGTTGTGCTGTGTCAGGGCGTGTTTGAGAACCTGATCCCGAACTACCCGACCAAGGAACTGCGCCTGATCGACATGACCCTGCGCATGTTTACCGATCCGAAGCTGCGCCTTGACCCCTACATGTTGAAGGATGCGATAGAGGATGAGCGCGTACGCCGGGAAGGGTTGCTGTCTCAGCTTGCGATTGATGAGAAGGAGTTAGCCAGCAACGACAAGTTTGCCGAAGTGCTGCGCAGCATGGGCGTTGAGCCGCCGACCAAAGTGAGCAAGACCACTGGAGAGGTGGCGTTTGCGTTTGCCAAGAACGATGCCATGTTCCAAGCGCTGATGCAGCATGACGACGAGAACGTGGCGCTGCTGTGCGAAGCACGGCTGAAGGTGAAGTCCACGCTGGAGCGTACCCGAGCACAGAGATTCCTAGACATCTCTACCAGAGGGGCACTCCCTGTGCCGCTGAACTACTACGGTGCGCATACTGGTCGGTGGGCGGCAAGCAAGGGCAGCGGGTTGAACATGCAGAACCTGAAGCGCAAGTCGTTTCTGCGCCGCTCGATCATGGCCCCCGAAGGCTACACGCTGGTGGTGTGCGACCTGTCTCAGATCGAGCCAAGGGTGCTGGCGTGGCTGGCTGACTACCGTGACCTGCTGCGGATTTTTGCCTCCGGTGAGGATGCGTACGCAGCGTTCGGGGCGCAGATGTTTGGCATACCGGGCATGACCAAGGAGAGTCACCCTGACCTGCGGCAGTCGGCAAAGTCGGCGCTGCTGGGCGCTGGCTACGGGCTTGGGTGGGCATCGTTCGCAGCGCAGTTGTTGACCGGGTTTCTGGGTGCGCCGCCGATTTTGTACAGCACCAAGTTTGCTAAACAGCTTGGTGTAACTAAAGAGATGATGAACGACTTCATCTCGTACGAGCCGAACATGCAGAAGGCGCTTGCCATACCCCGTGTCTGTACCGATGCGGAGATCGTGGTTCATTGCGTTGCAGCAAAGCGCATCATCGACAAGTACCGCGCGGCAGCCGAGCCGGTCAAGGAGTTCTGGAGTCTGTGCGACGAGTTTATCAACCGCTCGCTGCACGGCGGCAAGTCGTTCCAGCACAAGTGTTTGACCTTTGAGAAGGAGCGTGTGGTGTTGCCAAACGGCATGTCTTTGCGCTATCCTGAACTCACAGGAAATCCTGACGAAAAAGGTCGGGTGCAGTGGACGTACGGCAAGAAGAAGCTCTACGGTGGGAAGCTCACCGAGAACATCGTTCAAGCTGTCGCACGCTGCGTAATGACAGATGGCATGCTGCGGATACAGAACAAGTACCCGTGCGTGTTGACTGTGCATGATGAAGCAGTTGTTCTTGTACCCGAAGATGAAGCGGAGCAGGCAGAGCCGTGGGTGCTGGAGCAGATGACAAGAGAGCCGAAGTACATGCCGGGAATCCCGCTAGGTGCAGAGACGGGAATCGGCGTGCGCTACGGCGACGCTAAATAATGGAGACACCATGACAATCCGCATAGGCAAGACCAAATACCGTGTTGATTTTGTAGAAGCCTTTTGGGACAAACCAGTTATTGCAACCATCGACTATGACAAACAGACCATAACGCTGGCGCATATCGGTGGCATAACTGGACGCAAGCTCTCGCAAGAAGAGCAACGCACTGCGTTCTGGCACGAAGTTGTGCATGGCATTCTGAAAGACATGGGGTCAAAGCTTGAGAGCAACGAAGCGTTTGTTGAAAACATCGCCTCGCGGCTAACCCAAATAATCAGGCAGGTACACCCCCATGAAGGTAACTTGGTCACACAGCTCACTAAAGGACTACGAGAACTGCGCAAGGAAGTATCACGAAGTACGCGTACTAAAAAAGCACAAGCAGGAAAAGACAGAGCAAATCCTGTACGGCGAAGAGCTACACAAAGCAGCGGAACAGTACGTAAAAGGCGTGCCGCTACCAAAGCAGTTTGAGTTCATACAGGGAATGATCGACGCGCTGCTTGCCAAGGAAGGAGAGAAGAGCGTTGAGATACAGATGGCGCTTGATATAAACCTGCAGCCTGTTGAATGGTTTTCCAAAGCAGCATGGGTGCGCGGTATTGCTGACCTGCTTATTTTGGACGGTGAGATTGCGTGGGTGGTGGACTACAAGACGGGCAGCAACAAGTACCCGGATCGCAACCAGCTTGATCTGATGTCGCTGCTTGTGTTCGCACACTACCCCGAGGTTCAGCAGGTCAATTCAGCACTGTTGTTTGTTGTGAAGAACAGCATGATCAAACACAAGGTCAAGCGGGAAGATGTAGACAAGCTGTGGTGGGAGTATCGTGAGCGTGTGTCACGCATCGAAGCATCGCACGCAAATGAAGTATGGAATCCCAAGCAGTCTGGTTTGTGCCCGTGGTGTCCTGTTAAGACATGCGAGTTTCATCCTAACCATTGAGGAGTAAGCATCATGCCCTATGTGAACAAACCCCGTCCGTACAAGAAAGAATACAAACAAGCACTTGACCTTGGCATATCCGGTCCTGACTCTTTGCAAGGCGAGCGGCAGAAAGCGCGGCGCTTGTACGACAAGAAAGGCGTAGACCGTAAAGGCAAAGACATTGACCATGTGAAACCGCTGCGTGCTGGTGGCAAATCAAAACCCGGCAACCTTCGCTTACGGAGCAAAAAAGCAAATGAAAGCGACAACGGAAAATGAAGGCGTGTTAGAAGCAGTACTGTTAGAAGAAATACTGTCGTCCATAAACACATCGGATTTTAAAGACTGGGATAACGACGCACTATTTGCGTTGTGGACGGCAAAGTTTGGGGGTGTGCAACACGCCGATATTATTAACACTAGATTGATGATCCGAACGAAACCAAAACCGCTTGATGACGAATTGTATTTTGAAGCTGTTGGCGCAGAACTATTCAAAAGAAAACTGCTGACACGCATCGTCTATGACGCGAGTAAATGCACACTAGTACCGAGAGGAAGTAATGCAGATCGTTGACAACAAAGCGTTGGTGTTTCGTACAAAGCATCCGTACCGATACGCCATCATCCCGCGCAGCAAAAACTTGGGTGAAGTGAAAGAGGGCATCCACGAAGTCGCTGTGCACTGGGGTCTGGATGAAGTGCGCGTCCTGAAGAACTTGGGTGTGCGCAACGTACCGTCTCCCATACTGCGCGACTACAAATGGCCGGGTAGATACAAACCGTTTGACCATCAGCGCGAGACATCAGCGTTCCTTACGCTGAACAAGAAAGCGTTTGTGTTTAGCGAACCGGGCACTGGCAAGACGCTGGCTGCACTGTGGGCTGCTGACTACCTGATGAAGATCAAAGCAGTACGACGCTGCCTCATCCTGTGTCCGCTGTCGATCATGCAGTCGGCATGGCTTGGTGACATTGCAAAGAGTGTGCTGCACCGCACCGCTGCCATTGCATACCACAGCAACGCAGCGCGGCGCATCGAGGTAGTACAGGGCGACTACGAGTTCATCATCGCCAACTATGACGGTCTGCCCATCCTTGCGGATGCCATCAAGAAAGACGGACGGTTCGACTTGATCATCGGTGACGAAGCCAACGCGTGGAAGAACGTATCCACGCAACGGTGGAAGACGCTCAACAGCTTGATCAAACCGGACACCTACTTGTGGCTGATGACCGGTACACCTGCTGCACAGTCACCGGAAGATGCGTACGGTATCGCCAAGCTAGTCAACCCATCGGCTGTGCCACGGTTCTTTACCGGCTGGAAAGACAAGGTGATGCGGCAGATCACCAAGTTCAAATGGGTTCCCAAGGACAACGCGTACGACCTTGTGCATGAGGCGCTGCAACCAGCGATACGCTTTACCAAGGCACAGTGCTTGGACTTGCCACCAGTTATGACTGTTACACGCGAAGTAGAACTTACCGGTCAGCAAATTAAGTACTACCGGATGCTCAAGGATCAGATGCTTGTGCAAGCTGCTGGTGAAACGATCACGGCTGTCAACGCTGCTGCTAGCGTCAACAAGCTATTGCAAATTTCAGCGGGGGCTGCATACACAGACAACGCGGAGGTAGTGGAGTTTGATTGTGCGCCGCGCTTGCGCGTGCTGATGGAGGCGCTGAATGAGACAACCCGCAAGGTTCTGATCTTCGCCCCCTACCGACACAGCATAGACACCATAGCAACTTTCCTTGAGAAAGAAGGAATTAACTGCGCCAAGATACACGGCGATGTATCAGCCAACAACAGGTCACTGATTTTCAACAGGTTTCAAACGGAAGAGTCACCGCGTGTCTTGGTGATACAGCCTCAGTCGGCTTCGCATGGGGTGACGCTTACTGCTGCGGACACGGTTGTGTTTTGGGGTCCCGTGATGTCGGTTGAAACGTATCTACAGTGTATCGCCCGTGCCGACCGCGTAGGACAGGACAGCACCAAGGTCACGGTCATCCACATACAGGGCAGCGACATTGAGAGACGTATGTTCAAACAGCTGGAGTCCAAGGTGGACAACCATTCTATTCTGATCAAACTTTATGAGGAGGAGCTTGCAGGGGCCACAATTACGGTGTAAAGTGTTTGACTACAGGGGAACAACACCCTGACCCAACAACCACAACGAAAGGAAATATATGGCTGAAGAATCGTATGCGCAGCCGCTACCGATGGACAAGCTTGCCAAGGTGTATCGCAAGATTCGGGATCACATTCAAACGATCACCAAGGCGCACGAGACTGAAGTAGCAGCATTGAAAGCGCAACAAGATGAGATCGCTAACGCTATGCGTGAGCAGATGAAGGCACTGGGCGTAAAGTCGGTGCGCACTGAGCACGGTACGGTAACGATGTCGATGAAGACCCGCTACATGTCCCAAGACTGGGATGCGTTCAAGACCTTTATGGTGGAGAACAATGCTTTGGATTTAGTCGAGCGCCGCATCTCGCAGCTCAACATGGCTAAATTTTTGGAAGAGAATCCGGACAACATCCCGCCGGGATTGAGTTCTGAGTCTGAGTACGCTATCACTGTTAAAAAACCAACGAACTAAGAGGACCTCATGGCCACAAGCGTAGTGCAATTCAACCCCAATCAAGTACCCGCATTTGCAAAGAACCGCAAGGGTAACTCGTCGCTGCTCAACTCTCTGGCTGGTAGCGGTGGCAGCGCTGGTTTCAAAAACCGCATCTCGATCAAGGGCGGTGTGTTTCGTCTGGTGTCAGGCGGCAAAGAGATCGCGTCCATCGAAGAGCGTTACCTTGATGTAGTGGTAGTCAACGCTGCACAACACATCTCCCGTACGTTCTACGCAGAGAAGTTTGACGAAGAGAACGTGGCAGGTCCGGTGTGCTGGTCGTCTGATGGCAACACCCCCGATGCGGACGTAAAGGAGCGCCAGTCCAACGCTTGCGCCAACTGCGAGAAGAACGCAAAAGGCTCGGGTGACAATGACTCTCGTGCATGCCGTTTTCAACAGCGCATCGCCGTGGTGCTCGCCAAT